GCCCTTTTCTGCGTTGGCACGTACTGGTGATAATAATTGACGATAACCGCCACGACCCATAGCACGTTGACGTGCAGATAACTGCATCATCTCGTCTCGCTCTTGGGCAGCTAGTCGCTCCTCTTGTCTTTTTTGTGCCGCCGCTAACTCAGGGTCAGGCTTTGGCATCGATGGCGCTTTTGGTGATAGAAAACCCATTAATACAACCTCGCAAACATAGTGTGGTCAGATTTGTTTGGGCCATACCCTCGCAGCACGCCCTCTTGTTTGAATTGTAACGCATTTGCCCATCTAAGTGCAAGCACATTGCTATTGTCTACCGTTATCTGCAATCGATGCAATTGCATATCGATAGCAACCTGATTAAAGTAGCGCATAGCACCCCTAGTAAGAGATATCGGATTGCGCTCAACGTGATAGGTTGTGAGCATCCACGCCTCTGCAACGCCAACCCAAAGGCTCGTAACGCCAAAACAGCACGCCATATTCTTGCCACAAACTGCGGTATATGCGGTCTTCATTTCTTGGAATGCTTTAAGGCGCTCAATATAGTCAGGGATATTGCGAAAGTGCGCCTTGTCATGCTCGCGTAAATCCATACTTAACGGATGCGCCCAGTGAAACGGCACCAAGCGCACGCTAGGGTTGTTAGAATATGTCAACCCGTACACTCCCCATCATCTGCTTGGCAAAGGTAAGCATCCTCATCAAAAATCCAATCCCTTTGTAGAGAAACAAACTCAGATAAAGATTTGTATGTTCTGTTTTTGTGAAACTTACCGCCTGTTTTTTCTTCCATATCAATCCACCACTGCATACGTTCTGGATGCTCTCTAAACATAGCAGCTAATGTAGACTCTGATTTTAGAAAACAACCATCGCAATTGCCAGAGCCTTTCATAATTTTTAGGTCAAATGGTTGCTGTTCCCAAAAATAATTTACATTTTTTACAGTTTCTTTTGCGTCAGCTATTGGATACCAGTTAACCCATCTATTGTCTTTTGATTCTCTTAATCTTCTTGGCTCATCGCCTCTTATCCCAACGGTATTAGTCCATCGCTTCCAACCCATGCCAACAAGAAATCTTTTAATTGTCTTTACTTTTAATTCTTGTGTGCAATAACGCATATTTTGATTAGGTAAAAAATTATTTGATGATGTGCTATCAACCATCTCCATGAAAGGCCGTCCGTCTAAGCTAACAGAGTTATGACCCACCTCTTCATACTTTGGTTTAGCTTTTCTATACTCAAGCCAGCGAATATTTACATCCCATCTATGTTGTATTTCTTTAACGAAATCTATTGTGCCTTCCATCTCTCTGCCAGTATTAGCGAAAGCAACAACTACATCATCACGCAGTCCATCGTTAGCAACGCAAATTTGATGCAACATATACGCAGATGTTCTACCACCTGATAAGCTAATAAGTACGTTACCTTCTGGTAGTTTGTATGAATTAGAATATGTCAAAATCTACCTTTGCTTGCATCTGCTTAAACTGCTGACTGCCGTGTGAGTTTCGCGTTAACTTGCGATGCTCCGAACCCATCATCAAATAACCGTAGGCATCGCCAACGTGCGAATGCTCATTCTTGTTAGGCACATCACGAAAGCGCTCTTGTCCGGCGCCCATCGCAACACGCTTAAAGTGATAGCCGCCAGCAAGCGCCTTTCGGGTGCGCGTGCATTTCCTATTCACGATAAGGCCGGGCTTGCCATCTATCAATCGGTTCATGGGCGCAGCGCCAGCCTCTCGTCTCACCATAAAGTCATTGCTCGCAGTTGGCTGTGCGCGTAAGCCCAGCGTCCTCATATGCTCAAACGCAGTCACCTCGAATATCTCGTCTCGCTTTTGTCCAGCCGGGTCGCCCCAGATAAATACGTTGCTCTTCGGAAAGTAGGTATTAATATCGCCCATAAGCTGATGGCAGAAACGCTCTAGCCCCATATCAAAAGCAACTAGCTCATGCACTACATTCCATCTGCCATTCGCCATTTTCTGCCCAAACACAGCCGCTGGCGTCAAACCAAAGTCCAAACCAATATGCACATCCCAACCCGGCTCAATCTCATTATCGCCAGACATAAGGCTATCGCTGAACTCATGCCAGACAGGTTTGCCATCTTGCACATAAACATATTGCGCTCCAGCGTAACACTGGATCCAATCTAACGTCTTACCGGCAAGCTGCTGTTCGTAATAACCGGGCGGCAGATTATTGACGTTCTCTGCCTTCGGGTTTTGTATCCAATACTTATTGGCGCCAAACAGCGCATCCTCATGCTCCTTCGTAGCCTCAATAACGCCGCCCGGCTGTTTGTAGAACTTCCACGGAAACTTACCGCGTATTTGGTTTTTCTCCGCTAGGTTAGGCCACCAGTGGTCGCTATCCATCGGGTTGGTAGACATCCAGACACCGCGCCAAGGGCAACCGCCATTCTTCTTGGTCGGATAACGCCCCACACGCGATGTCAGGCCATCGACTACCGCCTTTGGCAACTCACGAGCCTCGTCTATGAAGCCCCCGGTAAGCTCTAACGAAAGCAACTTCCGCACGTCCTTGGGCTGGTCTAGCGCCAAAAATATAACTTCGCAATCAACGCCGGGCGCACCGTCACGAGGCGGCAGTTTAATATGATGCGTAATCGGTGGCGACCATCGCATCTGGCCCCATGTATTCTCAGGGAATATCTCTTGCCACGTCTTTATCGTGGTGGTTCTTAGCTCTGGGTAGCTATTTCGTATTACCGCAAAGCGCGTATAGCGCACATTATCTACAGGCGATGGCGGTTGCTTTACAGCGCGTAGCATCACCTCTGCCAAAGACGCATACGTCTTACCAGACCCAACAGGGCCAAGCAAACCGCGCACAAAGCTATCGTCGTTCAAGAAATCCCAAACCGTCGGGCTTTCGCTAAAATCCAAATTTAGCCCGGTTAGCGCATCGGTACTGGGCTGCTTCCTTCGACGCGGCGACCTATCGGTAGCTCTTGCGGCTCTAGCCATATCTACTTGCTCCCATCATCATCAGGCGTAAATAATATCGTTATAGTGTTGTCTTCCTCTTCCATCAACCGCGCATCTAACAAAACGCCATTGCACTTAGAGCATACAACCATCTCAGTCTCACTATAACAGCGACCTCGTGTCTCGCCATCGCAATGGTCGCAAATAATGTAATCCTTAAAAAAGCGCACAAACTCCTTATGCCTTATCTTCTTTATCTGCGCCATCCTTCACCTCATACGTTGTAACCTTCGGCCCGGTTACGTTTATCCCTATCATGCTAGGGCGCTGCTCGTCGCTATTCGGCTCTAACAATCCGCGATGCTTCGCTAATAGCCTCAATGCGGATAGCTTATCGTGCATCTCTACCTCAATACTATTGCCATGCGCGTTAGGCGTTACCTTCACCTTCTTAATAGCACGCCTAGCCCTATCCGATAACTGCGATGATGGCGTTAACTGCACTTGCCCCATCGCATCCCACGTTATAACGTCAGTAGCCTCACCAGCAGCAATCGCCTCTAGCTCCTGTACTACCGCCTCGCGCCTATCTTCATCAGCCCCGGCAAGCGATGCCCTCATTTGCCTAGTCGTCTGCGGCGGCGATTTCTTCGACACATTGCCCTCCTGTTGCTGCGTAACCAGCGATATCAACCCAACTATCCCAGTGGTCAGGCGTTTCCATTAATCGCGCTAATTTCAACGCGACCATCATCTGAGCGACTTGGTCGGCTCGTACTACAGAGCCTAGCACAACTGTCCATAGCGTCGCAATCCGCTCGTGGTTTGTGTAGACATCTCCATACGCCTCACCGCGTTGTGTCACTGCAAGCGTTGCTTCTTGCAAAAGCTCAAACCTATCCTTCATTTTCTTCTTGCTCCTTTGGTCTTATGGTGTCGCCGTAGCAATTCGGGCAGTAACCGCCGTCATGCTCTGTCGGGTGATATAATTCTGCGTAATCGCTAAACTCAGTCTGGCATTGCGTGCATTCGTATATTTCATTCATGCGTTTTCTCCAAAATTTTGTGTGATACCCCCCTATACGCACTCGCGTGGTGGGGGGGCAAGGGGTCGATTTTTACTACTGTGGGTTGTAATGCCAAGGCAGCGCAACCCTTGTACAAAAGCAAACGTCGGTTTGCGTTACTGTACATCGAGATACCGTGCAACGTCAGCAAGAGAAGGCACCCCGGCTCTCTTCTGTAAGGCCAAGGCGCAGACTACCTTGGTCGCTGATGCCACTACCTCTGCGTCCTTGTCTGCTGTAGCCAAGCGCCGGGCGTGTGCTATCTCATTATCGAATAGCCTGACCTGACCCATCGCCTGTTGCACGGCTCGAAGGTAGGCATGGCAGACCTCGCTGGCCTGTGTGTGACTGTATGTTTCTTCATCCCCCAGACCCCCTATTTCTTTTACAGGTGTGTCTTCTTGGTCTGATACAATCTGCAACGCTTTCGCCGTGTGTATCTCTTCGTATGTTGGCAATGGCTCGTCACCATCCCACAGCACCTGATATCTGTTACTCTTCCAACCTGATGCAGTCTCTTGGTAATCCTTCGGGTTTAGCTGTCGCACATACTTGTTGCTCTTTAGATACTTCATAGCTTCATATATGCTTTTACGCTCCTTATAGCCCGATACAACGCATATTGTGTCTGCGCTAGGCCAACATACCCCAGCGGAGTTAGTGAACGCACACAGCGCTCCTAGCACCTTTAAATCGCGTATTTTGATATTAGGGTCTGCCATAGCTCGAACAGGCATTACCGACCACTTACGCTTTAGCTCAAAATGGTATTTCGTCATCTAGCTCTACCCTCTTCGCTTCCTTAATTACGGCACCGGGGAATGCATCTAGCACCGCTGCCACCTTTTCGCTTTCCCATAAATCGATAACACGCGCCACCATCTCTACCGAATAGACCTTACGCTCTGGCACGTCATTCTTAACAGCCGATACCTCTTGGTCGGTTCTTACGACAGCAAGCACACCGCCCGA